TCTGATACGGTCCTCAAAGACCAAGCTCTAAACGATCCAACCACCACCACAGACAAGCATTTCAAAATGCTTGTCTGTGGCTCTTGTTTCGCACAAAAGCTGGGACCTTCATAAGACAAGGATTAAACTTGGTTTCAAGCCAAGTCTGCAAATCGCCTTGGCTGGGCTGCATCATGATCTGGGAAACAGGATCCTGCTCGATTTTATACGCCTGTGCGCAGAGCGCGAGCAGGGTCTTGCCCACCTGTGCTGACCATTGCAGTGAAATCCGGTGGCAATCAGGATTTGCCGTCATATCGAGGGGCTCCCGCTGATAAGGCGCATTGTCGAACCGGATCAGACCCGGAATGGCGTTACCCACAGGAATGTAGACAGACCGCTCCGCCCATTCCGAAGGCCGCAGGTCAGGCGGAGGCGCGAAAGCCGCAAGAACGGAGGCCGCAACCTCAATCGTCTGTGGGCTGAACGGAACTGCCATCAAATAGCGCTCCCACATCGGTCTCGCTCGCCGCCCGCATGGCAAGGCGAATCTCGTCCGAAATGACCCGCCGCAGGTCTGCGTCGTTTTTCATCCCCACGATTCGCGCTGCGATCCGCGCCGGTGTGTTGCCCAGCAGATTTGCCCGGACCTCGCCAAGAATAAGCTGCCAGCCGCGTTTGACCTCAGCAGCATCGATGGCCGAGCCCTTGCGCAGATCCGCGTCCATTTCGGCCATATCGGCCTCAGCCCGCGTTTTGCGCGCCTTTTCCCTGTGGTAATCGATCTCGCCAACCGCAGGCACCGACCCCGCGACCCGATCCTGTAAATACTTCACGTACCCCTGCACCGTGGGAGCCAGCTCATACCGACCGCGCTCGGCCTTGGGGATAACGCCTTCCTTGGTCAGCTGCTGGATGCGCCGCTCCGAAAGGCGCAGCAACTTTGCAATCGTGGCGACCGGATAGGTGGGAGTGCCAGCACCGCTCACAGATCACCCCCGTCCCCCGGATCCGCAACAACAAACCCGGCATCGAGAGACAGGCCCACCAAATCCTCAAATTCACCGGCCTCCCCAAATTCGCCGTCACCCATGGGCGAGCCCTCCTCAAACCTATCATAGACGGCCTCGATGATTTCACGATTGGAAAGCCCGCGCCCGCTTTCATCCCAGAGCGCGTCAAACCACTCGGTGTAAAATCCAGCAACCTCTTCGCAAACATCAATATCGAACTGCTCCGTGCGCAGGTTTTTGTTCAGGTTCATGGAGGACCGCATTACAGCCGCGCCGCGATCGCCGGTCACGATGGTGACTTTTGCGTGCACCGACAGGCACCGAAAGGCATCAACCCCCAGAGCCTTGATCAAAGGACCGGCAAACTGTGGCGACTTTTCAAACGTGCCGCGATCGAGCAGCATCCGAACTGAGCGCAGCCGCTGGTTCGCGCGCAGCTCGGCAGCCCGCGACACATCATAAAGGCCCGTGGTCCAGGTCGAAATCCGGACATCCGCAGGACCAAGCTCGTTGACCAAATGCTCCAACGCGTCGATGGCGGAGAACTGGCCCGCCGTCACGCCGGTAACACGATCACCCGGCGCAAGAGCCCCGATGGTTTTGGCAGCATTTCCAGTCCGATGCGCAACAAGCCGCACCTTGCGAGGCGCATAGCGCAGCGCCCGCGCCTCCTTGGGCACTTTGACGGCAGCGCCGGTCACGCCACCACCTCACGTCGTTTTTCAAACTCGCGCCGCCGCTTGGCCTCGAGCGCGTCGAAGGTCTCGTCCGAACCCAGCAATTCCGCCTTTCGGCCCGAAAACTGCTGCCAGCGCCGCACGATCACATCAACAAACTTCGGATCGAACTCCATCAACCGCGCTTTGCGGCCGGATTTTTGGCAGGCGATGAGCGTCGAGCCCGAGCCGCCAAACAGGTCCAGCACCCGATCGCCCCGTTTTGAACTGTTCCGCAGCTGGCCAAGCACCAGCTCGACCGGCTTCATGGTGGGATGTTCCGCGTTGCGCCTTGGCTTTTCAGCCCGAACCGTGGACGGCAGCACCTCCTCCACACGCAGATCGGCCCCGGAAATGTGCAAGAAGCTCTCGCCGATTTCGATTTGAACCGACCCATCGGGCATAACGACAAAGGGAGCGTCGGCCATTTCCGAAACCGTGGTCTTTGCACGGCCCCCGTACCATGAATGCGCCGCCCCAGGCTTCCACCCATAAAGGATGGGCTCGTGCCGCCATTGGTAATCCGAGCGCCCCAGCACAAGTGAGTTTTTCACCCAGACCAGACAGCCCGACAGCTTGAACCCCGCCTCCCGAAATGCACCGCGGAAGTTTTCACCCTCCGTGTCGGCATGCGCCACATAGATCGGCCCGCCAGGACGAATGACCGCGAAGGCCGAAAGGAACGCACCGCGCAGGAATTCCCGGAACTGGCTGTCGCCGAGATTATCGTTTGCGATCTTGCCAGCCGAGCCCTCGTAATTGACGTTATAGGGAGGATCAGTCCAACAGCAGTCAATCGGCCTCCCGGCGCACAGCTCCTCAACAGCCGAGATGGAAGTGCTATCGCCACACATCACCCGGTGATCGCCCAGCACCCAGACATCGCCCATGCGCGACACCAGCACGCCCGCCGCCTCCGGCACATCATCGTCGCCGGTCAGCCCGTCCTCATCGACATCATCACCCAAGAAAAGAGCATCCAGCTCGTCCGAACCGAAGCCAACGACACCGATATCAACCCCGAGATCCCGCAAGGCCCCGAGCTCGAGCCGCAGCAGATCCTCGTCCCACCCGGCATTCAGCGCCAGCTTGTTGTCCGCGATGACATACGCGCGCCGTTTCGTTTCAGATAGATGCGAAAGACGCACGCACGGCACCACCGACATGCCGATCGCAGCCGCCGCCAAAACCCGCCCATGGCCCGCGATGATTTCACCGGCGTCCGATATCAAAACAGGATTGGTAAATCCAAACTCCTGAATAGAAGCAACAATTTGCGAAATCTGCGCGTCGGAATGCGTCCGGCTATTTTTGGCATAGGGCACCAGATCACCGATCGGCATCCGCTCGATCCGATCATAAAGGATTAAATCATCAGCCACCGGCAACCTCCTGAAACGAAACGAAACCGGAAAATCCGGGCACGCACAAATAAATTATTGCGAGTGAAACAACCCGCATGCCCCACCCACCGCAGAGGGACCCATTTTTCCTGACAGCGCCTGCAGTCATTGAGGCCCGACCTCCGCCACCAAACCCGTCACCCAATCGACCAGCCCTGCATGACGAGAGGCACAGACCCGACCCGCCGCACGATCCCGGCCCCACATCACCTCGGCCTCGGCCTGCGACAGTGGCTTGCCAGGATTAGTCTGCAGCGCAGGACAGGCAGCAGTCAGCATGATAGGCGGATCAGGCAGCCGCAGCTCAACGGGAGAAAATGCGGCGCACGCTCCCAGCGTTGAAAGCAGGCCGCCCAGCATCATCATCTTCATAAGCCTCCGCCTCCAACCGTTCACCCAGCGCCACCGCCTCGGCCTCGAGCGCCGCGATGGCCAGAGCATCCTCCGCCGCCTTGATGGCGTAACCAGTGACCCGCCTCTCGAGCGCCACCAGCTTCTCCTTATGCGCCGCGTCAACAGATGCCACGCCGACCGAACGCCCATAGAAAAAGGCACTCAGCATAACCAACACTAAGGCCATCAAAGCGCCGGCCATGGTGTCCAGCCGAATCACCTGACGGCACCAAGGCAAAGATCGCGCTCTGCCCCGCGACGATTGGAGAGGCCGCGAATGATTGAACCACCGGCTCTGTTCCAGCGCGGCAGCTGATTGCACGCCGCCTCGATGTTCCCCGCATTGGCAAACCGCACCAAGGTCGAACGACAGGCAGCGCCAGCGCCAACGTTGTAAGTCCACGAAATGAACGAAACCTGCACGCTGGGCGGTAACCGATCGAGGGAAGGCAGGCAGCGCTTCAAAGACCCGCGAAAATTCGTGACAGCCCGCGCCAGCATCACGCGGCATTCGTCCTCGGTGTAGGAATCGCCTAGCGCCACGCCGCGTGTTTCACTGAAGCAAACCGTGGGAATATTGCCCGCAAGCCGATCAGGATAGGCGGTGAGCTTCATGCCCTCCCAAGGCGCGATGAACGCCGCCGCCGCTAAAACCACACCAGCCGTGCCGCCTGCCGCCGCCTTGCCAAACCTCATCGTGGGAGCCTCCCCAGAATATCCTTAATATACCGGTCCTACTTCAAAACCCGAAAGTTCTCGTGAGTTATGACGCGGAAGTTGTCTGACACCTTGTCGCGGAATTTCTGCCATTCCTGCGGGATGGTCT